AACTTTATAATTTTATATAATCAATATAGATAAAATGGTTACATATAAATTTGTTGTAGAAAATCGTGATTACATGAATTGGAAAATTTACGATTCCAATAATTTTGAAAAAAAAGAATTGCATATTGATCCTATTGAAAGCAAATTATTTTCAAATGATGTTTTCATATTTGAAAAAAATAAAGTTAATATTGTGCATTCCAATATACGTTCAGGAGCTTCTACACCAGGCGTACTTATATTAACAGGAAATAAAACATATGGGCGCAGTAAAAATGGGAAACTCTTGTATAAATGTATTCCTGATGACGTTAGAATTCCATCCTTTTTAATACCGTATGAAATGAAACACCTAGGTTTTGTCAAAGTATTTACTAATTTGTATATCACATTTATCTTTAATGAATGGAATGATAAACACCCTCACGGTGTTTTATACAATATAATAGGTCAGGTTGATAGTTTAGACAACTTTTACGAGTATCAGTTGTATTGTAAAAGCCTGAATATATCGCTTCAAAAATTTCAGAAAAGTACTTCAAAAGCAATACAAAGTAAGTCACATCACGTATTTATTGATAATATTAAAGAAAAATATAAAAATATAGAGGATCGGACTAACCAGACAGATTGGCGTGTTTTCTCAATTGATCCTGATAGTTGTTTGGATTTTGACGATGCTTTTAGTATTAAAAAATTAGAAGATGAAAACGACGAAACATTTTTGGTTAGTATTTACATAGCAAACGTATCTGTTTGGATTGATGCATTGAGTTTGTGGGATTCATTCTCAAAACGAGTATCAACAATTTACTTACCTGATAAAAGAAGACCGATGATTCCAACTATACTATCGGAAGGGTTATGTAGTTTACAAGCAAATGTCACGAGAATTGCATTGACCATGGATATTACTATTAAAAAAAACGAAATTATTGGTATTAAATATTGCAATAGCTTTATCAAACTATACAAAAACTACATCTACGAAGAAACAAAGCTATTAATTGACAATAACTATCAACGTTTATTGGAAGTTACGCAAAGTTTATCTACAAAATTCAAATACATTACAAATATTAAAGATAGTCATGATGTAGTCACCTATTTAATGATACTAATGAATTATTATTGCGCAGTAGAAATGCTGAAACACAACACTGGAATATTTCGTTCTGCAATTAATAAAGGTATTGGAAACAACGCAAATACAAATACAATTCCATCGACTTTACCAAACGATGTAGTTAATTTTATTAAGGTATGGAGTAGTACTGCCGGGCAATACATAAACGGCTGTGATTTGATGAACAAAGATCAAACTAGACATGATGTACTAGACATGGAAGCTTATATACATATAACTAGTCCTATTCGACGTTTAGTGGACTTGTTAAACATGATAAAATTTCAAAAATGTTTGGGTTTGATCAACTTATCAGAAAATACAACTACATTTTATGATAAATGGTTAAATGAACTAGATTACATTAACACAACTATGAGATCAATAAGAAAAATTCAAACAGATTGTTCATTGTTGGACTTATGTAATAGTAATCCAGATGTTGTAGAAAAAATATATTATGGGTATGTTTTTGATAAAATTAGTAGAAGTGATGGACTATATCAATATATAATTTATTTACCTGAGTTAAAAATGAATTCTCGGATTACAATTAGAGAGAATATGGAAAATTATGAAAAAAGAAAATTCAAATTGTTCTTATTCAATAATGAAATGCGTTTTAAGAAGAAAATACGATTGCAGTTGGTTTGAAGTGGACTGACTTGACTTGACTTCATGTTGCAATGTAACATTATAGTGAAAAAACAATTACAAAAATTATAACAATAATCACAACAATGAGTGCTACACGAAAATTATTTCGTCTCTCTGATGGAGTGTCTTCTCTATGGTATACATTTAGCTCACTTAGTATAGGCGCGTTCATAAAAATATTATATTCATATCCTTGCTATAATATTTTTATACTGTTTCACAAATTACATTTTTTCGATACCAACTGCTTTGGCTATTTTTTTGATAATTTTAGTATCCTTTTCATAATCATTATCCCCTTTGCCTCCCATTGACTCATAAACTATTTTATTATATTGACTATTTTTTTTGGAGTCATATTCTTCACAATCAGGATATTTCTCTCTAAAATCTTTAAACATACAAATATTTTTATGAGCAATCATTCGTATTGCCTTTCGTAATTTTTTGTTGTTTTCATCTTCTTTTTCCCAAATATTTTCGTCTTTTATATACATGACTTCCCTTTTTTGATCAGCACAATGTACAGGTCGTTTGCTAACATCTAAATCCTTCAATTTTTTAATAATTATATTAGATATTCCTTCAATATAACCGACCTTTCCAACATTTTCTAAATCAGATACTTGTAATTTTACGGATTCTACAAAGTCACTAATGTTCATAGCATCCTTACATGTTTCATTCAAAAATACTTGTAGGTTAAATGTTTTGTTATTACTATTTACATTATTTGTTATGTTATTACTAACTTTACACAATTCAATAACTTTATTCTGTAGTTCAATATTCTGTTTGTTTTGTTCAGCTAAAAATTCCTTCAACTCAGTATTTTGTTTTATTACCATCATAATAACATCATTATCACTTTTATAATTTACAACACTTTTACTGCAATTTATAATATTACTCTCATAAGAAATAATACACTTATTTTTATGTCTCCATAAAGTCGTTCTGCTTGTAAATGGTGTGTCGCATATGTTGCACGTAAAAACTTCTGAGCATTTATCGTTTGAGTTTAAAAACGACTTTTTCAGAGTTTTTGTTTCATTTGTTTCACATTGATGTTTTGGTGTCAGTAAATGTTTAGTGTAGTCAAACTTTCTACATGTTGAATAGTCACATTTTTCACACGTAAATATTTCCGACGATTTTTGCGACTTTTTTTGTTTCATTTGTTTCATATATGTTTCAAATATAATTTATTCTAAAGGTTTAATTCAAAAAAATATTAAAAATTACAGTAACAAAATGAAAATTATTTTTTCTGTCACCAGACGCTAAAATGACATTTCAGTCACAAATGTTGCATTTTTGGCAAAGTATATCGACCCTTTTCAAAAATGGACAAAAAAAATGTCCAAAATCGAAAACCCAAAATACTTTTGGATCCACTTTTTCGTTAAAATATAATAAATCCCCCAAACAACTTAAAGACCCCCCTCCTTTTTGGAAAAGATGCAAAATTAAAATGCATTAATTTCATATGGATAAACATTTTGAGTTACTAAACTTGCAAAAGCTTTTGAAAAATCTAAAGTAATGATGTTAAAAACATTATTTGATGAGAATGTTTCTGACATAGTTACACCTGTGAAAGTAGTAGTTGTGTTGTCATTTACATTAATTACGTGAAGACCAGCTAAAATCTTAGAGTTTATTTTTATACCATAAATATTATTATTTAAATCACTATACTGTGTTGTATCTATAATTGGTTCATTTACATAATATCTAATATTTGTAATTATTTTTATTTTATATATGTATAAAATTTTATTTATTATGACAGGTATTGATGTAGATGAAAGTCTATTAGATGTTAAAACTGATTTAGCAGTTGGAGATGAAAATGTTTCGCCATTAACTATTTTATCTCCATAAACACCACCGTAGTTGTTACAAACTGCGTTAATTGTAGTCAACATTACGGTGTCGGGAATTGGTTGAAAATTAACTGAATTATACACAACTTTATTAGATGTTATGGTTAAAGCCTTTGAATTATTACTTAATTCATCAATAACAAGCTCTTTAATTAAACCATTAAATTCGCCTTGGCCGTTAATTGGTATTTTTAAAGCATAAGACAAATTTAAGTAACTATATTGACCAATTACACCAGCAGGTGACAGGTCTAATGTCTGACTAACAATATTTGCATCGTTTTGAGCCGTGCTATTGGCCACTTGTTGAGCTGTTAAACTTGCTATTTCTTGAGCATTGTTTTGAGATAATGTGGAACTTGCTGTCGCAGTTGCAGTTGAAGTTACTAAATAAGCTGGAGTAGTTGAGGTATACGCCTGTCCACTCGCATTCCCAGAAGCAGTAAATGAAGACATTTTATATTAAACGAATATTTTTTAAAATACCAAATTAAAATACCAAAATACTACATTTTTTATACAAACGCTCTCCAAAAACGTATTTTCGTCCATGCATTACTAACGTATCATTGAATAATAACGCATCACCTTTTTCTAATTTAATTGAAACAGTCATACTAGAGTTCATTATATTATTTAATACTTTTGAAAAATTGTTTGCTACATCCAAGTCGGGTTCTTTGTTAAATTCACTTTTCAAAATTTGCGTTATATTAAAATTAAATGTGTATTTACTATCTTCCTTAATACAAATATTTTTTTCTTCTGACTTATGATAAATTTTCGTATTTAACAAATTATCATACAAATTAGTATTATTTTGCAAGTCTAAATATTTTACCAATTCTATAATTTTATTATTTGATATTATAACCGTTTCACCTGAATAGTCACTTGGCTGGATACAAACTAGTTCTGTTATGTTTGCAAAATTTAAATTATTCGAAAGTGTATTATCCGTATGTAACATTAACTCTTCATTTGATTTCCATGGTTGCACACTACTTTCCAAATTTTTTTTTTCAGAATTGAATTTGTATTCAACATTTACCCAATAGTCATTTTGATCTTCATCACTATATTTATTTTTATCAACTATTTTAACTTCTCCTAATAAATTGTTCAATTCATTATAGTAATTTATTATTTCACATTCTTCAATTAAATTTGAATTATTTCTAATAACAATATATTCATAATTATTTAAAAAATCTTCTTTAATTTTATATATCAATTCATGGATATTTTTATAATCACTTAATTTGAATATTTCATTCATTTGTATAATATAATATTAGTGACAAAATATTTGTGTGTTATATAAATATATAATTGAAATAACTTAAACCTAGCCATACATATATACATAACGAATGGTAAAAGTTTGCAGCATAACTGGTTATAACAAAGAAAGTGAACTAAAATACCAAAATTATTTTGAAAAGTATGACTATCCTTTGCATATTTTTCAAAAATATGCGATCGAAGCTATTGTAGAAGGGCAACATGTATTGGTAACAGCTCCAACCGGAAGTGGTAAAACATTACCAGGCGATTTTTCGATTGACTACTTTCATTCAAAAGGTAAAAAAGTCATCTATACTACACCCATTAAAGCACTGAGTAACCAGAAGTTTTATGATTTTACAAATAAATATAAGGATATTAGCATTGGTCTTATTACTGGTGATATTAAAACAAACCCAGATGCGGATGTTTTGATTATGACAACCGAAATATTATTAAATAAACTTTTTCAGATTAAAAGTAACAGCACGGTACCAACCTCAAGCATTTCTTTTGAAATGGACATTGAAAATGAATTAGGTTGCGTAGTGTTTGATGAAATACATATGATCAATGATCAGGCAAGAGGACATGTTTGGGAACAAAGTATTATGATGTTGCCGAAAAATATACAAATAATTGGGCTCTCTGCAACGTTGGATAATCCGGAAAAGTTCGCACTTTGGCTCGAGAATAAAGGCGAATATACTGAGCATCCAGAAAAGGTCGTTTACTTGGCATCAAAATTAACAAGAGCTGTTCCATTGACACATTATGGTTTTATTACTACAACAAGTGGTATTTTTAAGGCAGTCAAAGATAAAGCTGTTCAAGAAGAAATAAAGTCGTTTATTAATAAACCTTTTGTATTACAAAATGCAAAAGGTGAATTCAATGATCAAGAATATCATAAAATGAACAAGATGATGACGCTTTTTGAGAAAAACAATATTAGAACCAAGCGCCAACATGTTTTAAATCAGGTTACAAAACATTTAGTAGAAAATGAAATGTTGCCTGCATTATGCTATGTATTTTCAAGAAAACAACTAGAAATATGTGCAAACGAAGTTACTACGAATTTGCTTGAATTTGATAACAAAACGCCTTATATAATCGATAGAGAATGCGAACATATTATTCGAAAATTGCCGAATTACCAAGAATATTTGAATTTACCCGAATATGTGAACATGGTTACAATGCTTCGTAAAGGAATAGCTATACATCATAGTGGCGTAACGCCCGTTTTACGTGAAATGGTTGAACTCCTTTTTGTAAAAGGGTTTATCAAATTGTTGTTTTGTACTGAGACCATGAGTGTTGGCATCAATATGCCAGTAAAAACTACTATTTTCACAGATATTTGTAAATTCGATGGAGAGAACAACAGAATGTTGCACTCGCACGAATACACGCAAGCAGCTGGTAGAGCAGGTAGACTGGGTTTGGACGTTGTTGGACACGTTATTCATTTAAACAATCTTTTTAGAAATGTGGATACGATGACGAGTTATAAAAATATGATGAATGGTAAACCGCCAACACTGAAATCCAAATTCAAGATTTCATACAATCTTCTTTTGAACTTGATTGAGATTGGTGACAACAATTTCATTCATTTTGCTAGAAAAAGTATGGTAAAAGATGATTTAGACAATGAATTAAAACAAATCTATGATGCAATAAGCAAAGAAAACGCTGAGATAGATATGATTGAAAATACATTTCAAAACATGAGAACACCAAAAGAAGTCATAAATGAATACCTAACATTACACCACACAAAACATAGTGCTGTAAATAAAAAGCGCAAAGAAATTGAAAGGCAAATAGAAACTATTCGTGATAAATATGTCAACATAGAATTTGATAAAATTAAAGTGGAAAAATACAATTTGAAGTTGAAGAAAATAGACGACTTACAAGAAGATTACAACTATGTTGAAAAATTTATTGACAACAATGTAGAGACAATCGTTCGACTATTGCATGACGAAGGATTTGTTACAAATGATAACTCAGATGAAAAAACGTTGACCCTTACACTGAAGGGTACTATCGCAAGCCATTTAAGAGAAACACATTGCTTGGTATTTTCGCAACTGTTTCAAGAAAATGTCTTTGACAGTTTATCGACAGTTCAATTGGTTTCATTATTTAGTTGTCTAACAAACATTGTAGTGAAAGATGAAATGAAAAATTATGTTCCTAGGGTAGATGATGTTTCTTTTAAAAATGTTGTGTTTAAAGTTAAAAACATGTACAATGATTACATTACAAAAGAGACGAATTTGAATATTAATTCCGGCATTGAATACACTTATCATTACGATTTATTAAACTATGTAGATAAATGGTGTTATTGTGAAAACGTAGAAGAATGTAAAAAACTATTACAAGAATTGGCAGACGAAAAAGAGATATTTTTGGGTGAATTTGTAAAGGCTTTACTAAAAATTAATAATATTAGTAGCGAATTAGAAAAAATAGCTGAAATGACTGGAAATATGGCGCTTTTGAGTAAGTTGAAAGAAATTCCTACGATGACGTTAAAATATGTTGTTACAAATCAATCTTTGTATGTGTAAATCAAAACGCTGTGTATCTACTAATTTATTTTATTTGTTTTTATTATATATTACATTATAATTCATTTGGTTTTTTTTGTGAAGCACAAAATTCCATGTATTTTTCTTTTTGTTCATCGTTTAAAAGTGATTCCAACATTTCTATTTTATCTAGTAAAAAGTCTATGTTTTTTTTAATTGTTGCTTGCATTTTTGGTATGATATTTGCCGCTTCCTCGCGCTCTTTGGCGTCTTCAAGTCTCATTTCGTCTACATTTATATCGTATTGTGCGATGATTGCTTCTAATTCTGCTTTAGTTTTTTTTTCTATGTATGTAAAGTATGAGCCACCATTCTTACTACACCAATAATTTATTGCGCCAATCATATCATATCTACGGTATTTACCACTCATTTTAGTTAGTTGTTATATAATAAGATGTCTTTTTTTAAATCATTTTTTTTAAAACACCCGTCAAATATAATTATCTAATTCGTCAATACTAATTCCCATATCTAAATATTTTTGAATTCTTGAAGGATGCATTGCTTTTTGTATCAATTCCTCACTATAAATAAGACATCGTTGTTTTAATGCTTCATAGTGCACCAAATCAAAGAAAAACATGAAAAAAATCGAAGTGTGTAATATATACACTTTCGACTTTTTCTATTTTTGGGTTTTATTTATATTTTTCTAAAATTTTTATAATATTAGTTCTCTCTTATGAAGTGATGTTTCATATATTTTTGTAAATTGAAGTAGGTAAGTTCTTCATTTTGACCTATTCGAAGAAGAGAACGTAACTTTGTGTCTGGGTTAATTCTGCGACCATTTCGCGGGTCTTGTAGGTTGTGATCACGAACGTAGCTATTAATATGTCGTGAAACATCGATACGCGCCATTTCAGTACCAACCGGTTTTCCAAGAAAATTGGCAAGTTCATCCGAGATTTTCGTTGGTGTTACGAAACCTGATGGTATTCTATCAGTTGGTCCTGTAAAACCCATTGGTCTTCTATCACTCGAGATTGGTCTTGATTGTACAAAACTAGGACGATTAACAACATTTTCAACATTACCATTTTTTATAAAATGAGGACTCATATATTTTTGTAAATTGAAGTAGGTAAGTTCATCATTTTCATCTATTTTTAAAAGAGTACGTAACTTTGTGTCTGGATTAATTATGCGACCATTTTGTGGGTCTTGAAGGTTATTGACACGGATGTAAGAATTAATAAGACGAGAAACATCGGTACGCAGCATTTCAGTGCCAACTGGTTTTCCAAGGAACTCTGCAAGTTCATTTGAGATTTGATTTGGTCGTACAAAACCAGTTGGTTCTCTATGAGTTGCAATAGGTCTTCGTGTTGATGTTGGTGTTGGTGTTGTACGACTAACAACATTTTCAACATTATCGACTTTGATCTCAAGTTTGATATTGTTCTTTTCTGTAGAAGAAGAAGTTGCTGTTGCCGTATAAGTCTTTCCGGATCTTGTTTGCATTCTTAATGTTACACGATTATCAACATTATCGACTTTCATCTTAAGTCTGATATTGTTCTTTCCCTTAGAAGAACTAGCAGTAGCGTTATAGGTTTTTCCGGATCTGGTTTGCATTGTTGTATTAATATGCAATTGTATATTTGCTGTTAATACATTTCAATTTTTTTTTTATAATTTTATTTAACAAAATAATGTTTACATTTTACACCCTTTTTGGAATAAAACGCGCATCATTTATTGTTTATTATTAGAAAAAATAATATAAAAATTTAAAAATATTTATTACATACAATGCAAATTAAAGTATTAGTTGATGAAATTGATAGTGAAACAATGCAAAAAATTCTTAACTATTATAATTCCAAAAAATGCGAAACCGACGAACCTTTGGAGAGATTAGATAGATGCGAAGGTGGTTTCAAAATACAAATTTCATACACGAAAGATCTAGAGTGTGATGAAAATAATAAAATTAAACAGTTACGCTGGCATAAAAAATATTTGACATCACAAAAATACATAGATTTTAAATACAAAGAAAAAATGTTGTTGTTTCAAGCACTTGTTCACGTATTAGGAAGTGATAATGTTATTTTTGAAGAATAAAACAAATACATAATTTGATATATTATTATAAAAATGAATTTAACAATATAAGTATAATTAAAATAATATGGATACAAATATAATAGGAAACAAATATAAGTTACTAAAAAAAATAGGAAATGGTAGTTTTGGTACTATTTTTGAAGGAAAAAATATAAGAACTTCTGAAAAAGTAGCGATAAAAATGGAACTAATATCTGATAATGTAAAGTTGTTAAAAAATGAATCGATTATGTATAAACATTTAAATGGTATTACTGGTGTATCAAATATAAAATGGTATGGAAAAAATGATTTTTATTATTTTATGGTTATTGAATTGTTAGGAAGTTCGTTAGAAAAATTAGTGAATATTTTAAAAAAGTTAAACTTGAAGATAATTTTGCAAATTGGAGTAAATATATTGACTATTTTGAAAAACATCCATGAACGTGGAATTATTCATAGAGACATAAAACCTGAAAATTTTTTATTGACAATAGCAAATCCTAAAAAAATATACATAGTTGATTTTGGATTAAGTAAACCATATACAATAGATGGTATTCATATAGATTGTAAAAAAAAACAGAAGTTTATGGGAACACCGAATTTTGCTAGTATAAATACTCACAATTTTTTAGAGCAAAGTAGACGCGATGACTTAGAATCATTATCTTATATGTTGATTTATTTTTATTTTGGAACATTGGACTGGATGGACGACGATGTTTACTTTTCGAACAATGAAGATGAAAATATGTATGTTAAAAATAAAAAAGAACTGCTATGTCAAAATCAAGATATTCCAGTTGTATTGTCGGAATTTCACAACCATATTAGAAACTTAGACTTTGATGAGAGACCAAATTATGAAAAATGTATAGAAGATTTCAAAAGTGAATTAGTGAAAATAATTGAATAGTTGTAAATTTGATATAAATATATTTTAGTATAATATATATTTATGAACTACGAAAAGTCGAAAGAATATATTGACAGCATTTTCAATTTTATGGAGGTATTATACAAAAAAGCTGTAAAGTTGAGTGATAATAAATTAATACAAATTAGTAAATTAATATTCAACTATGTAGTAACTTGTTGCAGAGAAAGTAAAATTTTGATAAAAGATTTAACTAAAAACGAAGATTTTGATATGAAACCTGTATATGAATATATTACAAATAACAATATTAGTATAATGGATTTAAACAATATTCAATTTCAAGAGATAGATATTAATAATCCTCTTGATGTAGAGAGGTTTGTTTTGTCACATATTTACTATATTTATGAAAATAATTAAGGTTGTAACACTTCGACAAATATATAAATAGTTATAAAATAATATAAAGATGTTTTCATAATATACATTATAATATAAAAATGTCGTCAAGTTGTGCTGTTGTTACATCTTCCACAGGAACAAAATCTGCTGAGCGTTTGATGGGTCGTGTCAAGTGGTTCAATAATAAAGCTGGTTATGGCTTTGTTACAATTACAGACGGAGAAAAGTCAGGTGCAGATATTTTTGTACACCACAGTGCTATTAATGTTTCAAATCAACAATACAAATATCTAATTCAAGGTGAATACATCGAGTTTTCTTTAGTAAATGTTGAAAATAGTGCACACGAATGTCAAGCTTCAGAAGTTGGTGGAATTAAAGGTGGTAAATTAATGTGTGAAACAAGACACGAATTTAAAGTTTCCAGAACTAGTTATAAAGATGTTAATGAGCAATCGGAACCAGTCAAAATGCCTAGACAACAAAAGGTACGCGAAGTCACGCGCAATGAAAAATCCAATAGTGATGACGCTGCGTGGAGTATGGTTTCTAAAAAGCAAGTATCAGAAAGACCACCTAATAGTGAAGGTAAAGTAGGTGGACGAGGACGTGGTAGACCACCACGTTCAAAAGTATAGACTACAAACTATTTAGCGTTTTTATCGAATAATTAAATGAATATAACATATTTATTATATTTATTTAATATATAAATAATATGAGTAACTTAAATTCAATCATTTCAACATCTCCGATGACACAAAAAGGCGGTCGTGGACGTGGTCATAAAATGGGATGCAAATGTCCTTTATGTAAAAGAGGTGGTCGTGGTTATCATCATAAAAAATCATGCAAATGTCCTTTGTGCAAAAAAGGGGGACGTGGTTATCATCATAAAATGGGATGCAAATGCCCTTTGTGCAAAAAAGGTGGAATGGAGCCTGACACAGAAACCAATTATGATCAAGAATTAAATGATATGGAAAACGGAATCAGTGATGATGCTGCTGCTGCTGCTGATAAAAAATTAAATGATATGGAAAACGGAATCAGTGATGATGCTGCTGCTGCTGCTGATGATGATGATGATGATGACGATAAGTTTGCAGATGACGATGATTATGATGATTTAGATGATATGGAGAGTGGAACAGGTACTGGAAAAGGTCCTGGTGCCTATCAAGCAGGTGGAACACGTAGACGCAAACGTAGAAGTAGTAAAAAATCGAGAAAAGGGGGTAAAAGAAGTATGCGAAAAAATAAAAAGAGTACAAAACGTAGACGTAAAACAAGGCGTCACAAACATTAAATAAATATGATCACAATTTAGTATATTTATACACACTATATTCGTTATTTTCAAAAACTTTTTCTTCAGAAAATTCATTTTCTAAATTATAATCAAAGAACAGGTCACAACCATAATCTGACTTAATTTTAGTAACCCATAATACCTTACATAAAGGAATATATTTGTTAAATATTTCATTTCCTCCTATAAAAAAAATATTAAAAAACTTTTGTAAAACTGAGTATATATCATTATACTTTTTAGGAAACAATAGTATATTTTCGTGTATATTTTCATTATCAGTAAAAATTGTATTTTTGTAGGTGTTTGATATGTTCTTGTACTTATTAGGTTCTCTCGTTAGTATAATATTTAATCTATTTTTGAGTGGTTTTTTATCATCTGGTATAGAAAAATATGTAGTTCTACCCATAATAACAACATTGCATTTTGTTTTATTGTAAAAAAATTGTAAATCTTCTTTTATATTCCAAGGTAACACACCATTTTTAGAAATCCCTTTTTTAATATCAAAAGCTAAAATTGCTTCCATTTTATTATTTACATAAAAATTTTTAAATAATAATATTTTTAATAATTAATACAAAATGGTAGATAGAATACAGTATATTAAGGAATTTAACGATAAAATTTTTACTAATGATGCTGCAAGAAATAAAAAAACTGTTATTTTTATTTACACTCCACCCAAAGTTGGGTCGACATCATTAGTATCATCTTTAAGAATTTCTGGGACAATGAAATACAACGTAATACATATTCATGATGAAAAAATGCTGTGTGTTTTAACCAACTACGAAAATAAAGAAAAAGTAACTATTGATGAATTAATTAAATACAATGCATCATTGGGTAAAAATGTCTACGTTATTGATGTTTATAGAAATCCAATAGAGAGAAAAATTTCAGAATATTTTGAATATCTAACTACATTTCATTTTAATACAGACGAAAATAGTATTCAAAATCATAATTTGGATATAGTAATAAAACGGTTCAATTCAATTTTTCCTTTTATTGGGTCAGGTGATTATTTTTTTGATAAATATAACATAGATGTACCAAATGAATTTGATTTTAATAATAAATACTTACTAGTAAATAAGGATAATATTAACTATGTTAAACTTCGCTTATGTGATTCGGATGAGTGGGCAACAATTTTAAGTAAAATTTTTAAAATGGACATTGTCATAGTAAAGGACTATCAAACAGAAAGTAAGTTAATTGGTGATTTATACAAAAAATTTAAAGAAAAATATGTAATACCTTATAACTTATTAGAAATAGTTAAAACATGTAAATTTTTTAATTATTATAATTCTTATGATGATAAAAAAAAATACTTTGATATTTGGGATCAAAAAAAAACAAATATATTATTTAAACCATTTTCTATTAAAAAGTATAATTTTTACAAAGAAATTACAAGTGAAAACCAAATAAACAACATTGTTCAACGAGACCATTATTTAGATTACGGTTGTATATGCAAATCTTGCTCTTTTAAAAGGTACAATATTTTTAGTAAAATTAAAAAAGGTGAATTTATTGATGTTAAAATAGTACATGAACAAGCTGTTCTTGAGAAAAAAATAAGAAATGTAAAAAAAATGTACAACAACCTTAAAAATACATTTAAAATTATTCCACGTAATAAAAAACACAATAAAAATTTTGGAATTAATATTATTTAGAATGTTATATATTTATAACCGCTATTAAAGAGCAGTTATAAATATATAAATTTTTTTCGCATTTTTTAAATATTTTAATTAAATATAATGGATTTATTTGACAATTATATTAAAAATGTTCATCATCCTGCAGATAAAAATGATACGTTTCCTTTAATAGGAATATGTGTGTCGTATAATTATTATGATACATTACAGTTTTTTTTACCTGTAAACCATATGCATTTCGAAAAATTATTTATAATAACACAAAAAGATGATGAAAAAACAATAAACCTTTGTAAAAAATTTAAAAGTGTAAAAGTATTATTTTATGATTTCAACAAAAATAATAAAGTTTTTGATAAGTATGGTGCAATAAATCATGCACAAAAAATTGTTTATAAAAAATATCCAAATCATTGGTATATAAACATTGATAGTGACATTCTTTTACCAAATAATTTTGTTGATCTTTTAAAAAATAAAAATTTGTGCGAAGACTATATTTATGGTATAGTAAGAGTTGGAGTATTAAAAACGTCGCAACTAATGAATAAGAATGATGAACTTGAAAAATACAAATTATACATAAAAGAAAAGCAAATTGATTTGAATTCATTTAGAAAATCTGTAATAGGTTATTTTCAACTGTATAAAAAACAAATATATCAAGGCGTTGATTATATTAATGCTGCTAAGGGAGATATACAATTTAGTCGAAAATTTGATAACTATCTATACTTAAATGACATACAATGTTTTCATTTAGGACCAACGGGTAAAAATTGGAGTGGAAAAACTGATGACTTTATAGATGATGTAAATATATGTGAAAAGGAACTATTTTTTAATGTTGAAAGGTTGCAAATTTAAGTGTTGAAAGGTTGCAATGAAGTGTTGAAAGATTGTAATGAAGTGTTTGGCGCAACCTTTTTGAAAGGTTGCAATGAAGTGTTGAAAGATTGTAATGAAGTGTTTGGCGCAACCTTTTTGAAAGGTTGCAAAAATAAAATGTGCATCGAAAATAAAGTGAAGTAAAAAAAAAATTGAGAAGATTAAATAAAGTAATAGTAAATTAAAAAGCTAATAATAAGTACGAAACTTGA